ACCACGAAGCCCACAGCGAACGAGACAGCCAAGGTCGAAACCTCGTGGCTCTCGTCAATCACCGGACTAGGGAGCGTGGTGCCATGGCGATCGAGATAGTCCCGACCAGCACGACGGAGACAAACTACGCGCAGCGGGTGTCACTCGACGGTCGAGACTTCATCCTCACGTTCCAGTTCAACTTCCGCGAGTGGCGCTGGTACCTCGACCTGGCCGACCAGGACGGTCTCGAGATCGTCAGCGGCGTGAAGCTCCAGGCCAACGAGGACGTCCTGCGCATAGTCGTCGACGAGCGAGCGCCTCCTGGCGCGTTGGTCGTTCAGCACCTGCCCAGCCAGGCAGACCCACCCATCGAGCCGCGTGATCCTGGCGCTGAGCAACTCGGCGAGCTGATCAAACTGATCTACATCGAGGAAGAGACGATCGCGGAGCTGCTGGCAGAGGTCGCATAGTGCCGACCCTTTTCCGACGCAAGGCGATCGTGATCATCGAGACCGGCGAAGGCCAGGGCCTCCGCATCGAGTCCAAGGTCTCACCGTCAGGACTCACCGGGCTGGACCTGTCGTTCAAGGCCTCAAAGACGCTTACCTCGAAGCCCAACTCGGCGGAGATCGCGATCTGGAACCTCAACGAGAGCAACCGAGCGGCGATCACCGAGCGCAAGAACCCGGTCGTGAAGCTCGAGGCAGGGTACGAGGACGAGACCACGATGATCTTCCTCGGTGATATGCAGGAGGCGCGCATCGTTCGCGATGGCCCCGACATCATCACCATGATCAGCACGAGCGATGGCGGGAAAGCGCACCGCAAGTCGCGCACCAACAAGGCCTTCGGCAAAGGAACGTCCGTGGCAACCGTGGCGTCTGCCCTGATCGATTCGATCGGCGTCGGGAAGGGCAACGTGGCCACCCTGCTTGCCAGCGCAGGGCTCGAGGGGGTCTCCACTAAGTTCGCTGGCGGAGTAACACTCTCGGGCCGCAGCGCCGACCTGATGGCCCGCCTCGCAAAGTCGAGCGGCTTCGAGTTCAGCGTGCAGGATGGGAAAGCCCAGTTCTTGCGTCGCGGACGACCGCTGAACGAAACAGCGGTCAAGCTCTCCGCGGATACTGGGCTGCTCAAGTCACCGACCCGCAGCAGCGCAGGTATCGTCAAGGCGAGTTCGCTGCTGATCCCCGACATCTACCCAGGGGCTCGCGTGCTGTTTGACACCCGCGAGGTGGAGGGTTTCTATCGGGTGGAGACCGCACAGTACGTCGGCGACACAGCCGGCCAGGAATGGGCGATCAACATGGAGGCCAGGGAGATCTAGTGGGCAAGGAGCCAACCACACCAACGCTCGAGGAGATCATCGGTGCTGCGGTCGAGCACCGCCTGCTCGATGTGCACACTGGCCAGCCCGCTGTAGTGACCTCGTACGACGCAGACGCCAAGACCGTCGACGTGCTTCCCCAGCTCGCTCGAATCCTCGACGATGACAACGACGAGAAGGTCGTCGAGGCCATGCCGCAGATCTTCAACGTCCCTGTCAAGTTCCCAGGGACAGGGAGCTTCGTGATCACCTGGCCGATCGAGGAGGGTGACACCGGATGGATCGACTTCGCCGAGCGCAACATCGGCCAGTGGCAGGAGACCGGCGAAGGTGGAGACCCTGGCGATCTCGGAATGCACGAACTCAGCGGAGCCAGCTTCTACCCAGGCCTTCGCCATAGCGGCAACGTGGGAGGCGACACCGACGCCTCTGCGATGGTGATTGGTGCGCCGCAGCTGAAGTTGGGAAGCTCATCGGCGGCACATCCCATGCTGTTCGGCGACACCTACAACGCTGAAGAAAGCACTTTGATGGGTCTCATGCTTGCGTATTTTGCAGCCATGACGCCGAAGGCCGCGGCTGATGCAACAGCGTGGGCTGCCGTTGCTGCGGCCCTTCCGCCAGCTGCTGGTCCCGCTACTGCAGCCGCTACGGCCGCAGGCCTGGTGGCAGCTCCCGGTGCAGCGCTCGCGCTTGGGATACCAACGTTTCTCGGAAAGGCGTTGACCTGGCTCAGCCAGAAGATCAAGGGGGAGTGATGGACCTCAAGCTCGCCACAGTCATCGACGGAGACAACCCGGTCGTGCACGACCTGCACCTGGACTCGACTGGGGATCTGTCGTGGGTCGAGGGTATCGATGCGATCGCCCAGCACGCTCGGGTTCGACTCCAGTTCTTCCTCAACGAGTGGTTTCTCGATAGGCGCGAGGGGATCCCGTTCATGCGGGAGGTCTTCACCAAGATCCGGAGCGAGCAGGCCGTGCAGAGTATCTTTCGCCAGGCTATCCTCGGCACCCCTGGCGTGACCTCCCTCAATTTCATGGAATTTGTCCTCACTGCAGCGACTCGGAGCGCTGTTATCACATTCGAAGCAGTCACCACCGAGGGCGTGTTATCGTCTGCGGACTTCGGACCCTTCCTGATCAAGGTGTAAAATGGCACACGGCGTTACCAGCGATGGGTTCCTCGCGAAGTCCCTCGAGGACATCCTCGACGAACTGAAGGCTGCGCAGCGCGCTGCCATCTCCCCGACCGTCAACACCGCGAGCGCATCGGTCCTGGGCCAGCTGAACGGCATCTATGGCAACGCCATGCGGGACCTGTGGGAGCTCGGCCAGGCGATCTATGCCGCTGGCTCGACGGAGACCGCTAGCGGTTGGCCACAGGACCTGGTTTCTGCGATCGCCGGCATCTCTCGCAACGGCGCAACGAAGTCCTCTGTTTTGGCTACCCTGTCGCTGAACTCCGGCGTTACGGTCCCCGCCGGATCTGTCGTCGCCGTCGTCGATAACACCGACGCTCGCTTCGAGACACAGGCCGCTGTGTTCAATCCTGGGCCTGGCGCTGCCGACATGGACGTGACGTGCCTGGCCGAGGAGTATGGCCGTGTCGTCGCGAACGCTGGCACGCTGACGGTCATCGTAACGCCTGTCGCTGGCTGGACGGCTGTGACCAATGCGGAGGACGCCACAGAGGGCGAGCTCGCCGAGAGCGACGAGGCATTCAGGGTTCGCCGGCGGGCGGAAGTCGGCGCAGCGGGCAAGGCGACGATCCCCGGGTTGAAGCCTGCACTCCAGGCCATCACCGGCGTTATCACGGCCCGCATCGTCGAGAACCCCACTGGCGTCACGGTCAACGGCCAGCCGCCCTACACCATCGAGTGCATCATCTTCGATGGCACGGTGCCGACGGTCGCCGACAACGATATCGCGCAGGTCATTTGGGACAATCACGGAGGCGGGGTTGGCACCTACGGGACCTCGAGCGGCGTGGCCACAGACGACGAGGGCGCAAACCACACGGTCCTCTTCTCCCGGCCAGCCGTTGTCGACGTCTACCTCGACCTGATCATCCAGATCGACGTCTCGCTCTACCCGATCGACGGCGACGATCAGCTGAAGACAGCGCTGGCCGACTTCGGCGATGCCAACTACCGCTCGGGGGACGATGTCGTGATCGAGCGCCTCTGCCCGGTGATCTTCGGCATCAGCGGCGTGACCGATATCGTCTCGAAGAAGGCAGGCCGGACAGCCCTCGGCGTGCTCGAGACCAACCTTGTCATGACGCCCAGGGAGGTCGCCGACCTCGACACTGGGCGCATCGTCATCGCGAAGGTGTAGCAATGGCCTGGGGAAATACTCTATATCCGGCTGCTCTCGACAACACAGTCAACTGGACAGCTCTCCGCGATGGGTTCCCGCCAGTCGGCGAGCTCGCCGTTGCTGCCGACCTCAACAAGATGCGCGATGGCCTGATCGCCGTGCAGACCGAGGTGGGCAAGACTGCTGCTCCGGCAGTCGGTTCGGTGCGTGAGCGTTTGGCGCTCCTTGAGGCTGCCCCCGGTGGCGGATTTGTTGCTTATGAAGAAGCTTTCACGGCGTCTGCAGGACCTGGCGCGAAGGAATTTACGCTGTCCACGACGCCGGCTGTAAACGCCAACACGCTGTCGGGGAGAAACATCCTTGGTGTGTTCCGCGAGGGGAAGCGCAGTGTCTACAACGCTGCGCCGACCCTCGGTGGCGAGTACTCGCAATCCGGCGGAGTGACTAAAATCAACGTGGTTGCTCAGGCTGGCGGCGAGGACTTCGTCGTCGTGTTTGGAGTTTAGCCATGACGTTCAAGCGCGACCAGTTCGGAGATCTGAACAGTCCGATCCTTGCCTATTTCTCGCCGACCACTGCCTGGCTAGCGGCACGCTTTGGCGCCAGTTCGACGCTGAGTCTGGTCTGCAATGGTGGGATCCCGGAGTTATTTAGTCGCACTGCTGCAACGCCTGTAACGGTCGATCTGTCCGCAGGCGTTGGGCTTGGCGGGCTAGACGTTGGCGCCGAGATCCCAGCAACCTGGTATTACATTTATGCCGTTCCAGTGCCCGGTGGAAACACTTTCGATGTAGTCGCATCGATCAGCACGCCAGCGTTCGGTCCAGTGGGTTACGCGTCTTGGCGCTACATGGGCGCAATCAGAAACGACGCCGCAGGCAACATCCGCATCTTCGATCAGATTGGGCCAGACGCTTTCTTCTCGGCAGACCCGATGGACGCTGAAATTGTCATTTATGCAGCTGCACCATTGGCAGGCCCAGGCGTCGGAGCTTGGATCAACGACTCCGTTGCGCTTCAGGTCGTGATCCCCCACTCGGTGGCCAATGCGGTCTATGTGGAGGGCTACCTAGACAACGTTGGCCTTGGAAGCAACCAGCTGTGGGTCGATGGCGGGAACCCCCCCGTGTACAACCCCACGGGCGCTCTGGGGACATTCGGCGGGTCGTTTCTGACTGTCACCGCACCGGCACTGCAGTCAAACAACGCGAGCCGGTGGGTTCCCGTTCCTGCAGGGACGATCTCTCACTGGTGGGATATCCACACAGCAAACAGTGACGTTTCGATTCTTGGTAGAGCTTGGCGCGACAAGTATCTCGCGACAGCAGGGATCTGATGTTTCAGCTAGACCAACTGCCCAAGCTCAACGTCCCGCACCTCGCGTGGAACGTCGCCGACCTGATCGACGTGATTCCGCCACCGGGGACCGGCGCGGAGATGTCCGTCGTCCTCTCTGATGGCTTCCGGCGAATCGCTACAAGTGTGACTGTTGACCTGGCAACGGGACCTGGACTGGGAGGTCGCGACAACGGCGTCGAGTCTGCCAACGCTTGGTATTATTTCTATGCCGTCCCTGGCGCTGTCGCTGGCGAGTTTGACTGCGTAGGTTCGCTGCAGGATCCCAGCGCAGGCCCGATAGGCTATGCGATCTGGCGGTATCTCGGCGCCGCGTTCAACAAAGGCAGCGCTGCGCTTCGCGAGTTCGTTCAATTAGGGCCGGCCACTTTCGAGAATCGAGAGCACGAAGACACTCAGAGCTACGTCTACGCGATCACCGCAGCTTCCCCGGGCATTGGCGCTTGGGTCAGCCTGGCAGGCGCAGCACTCACGTGGAGCACTCCGCTAGCCATCGCTAGCGCGGTCCATCTCCACGCTTTTCTTGACGGCGATCCGGGTGGAAATCACGTGCTATGGATCGATGGCGGAGCGCCTCCGCCGTACACGCCGACAGCCGCGCTTGCTTCTTTGGGTGGGTCGCTGATCACGAGCATCGCTGGCAATAGACAGGCCAACGCGAGCCGATGGGTACCACTTCGAGATGCACTGCTTCAGCACTACTGGACCACCAGAGTGGGTCCAGTCGACGTCAGCGTGATGTGTGGTGGCTGGCGTGATAAGTACCTCCTGTCTACCTCTCACGAAATGCCTTTTTAGGAGTCTAGGTGCCCAGCTTTGGCACATTCTACTGGGGAACCGGATACTGGGGCACTCCCGATCCGACGGCGCAGGGCGCGGTTGACGAGGATGACCTCACGACGCCAACCCCGCCGCTGATCTCGGTGAGTTCCACGGAGACCGGCGACTACTACCCCCTCGGCTGCATCTACGACGTCGCCGGCGAGGGCGAGGATCGGCTGCTCGAGCAGTTCGAAGACTCGGTCCTGCTGAAGGCCCTGCTGGCTACCTACCTAGCTCAGGTCCAGGAGCTCGAGGACCATCTGTGCTTGATGCTGCGAACGCGCGACAAGAACGCCGCGACCGATCAGTGGCTGACGGATATCGGCGAGCTGGTCGGTGAGTCGCGAGACGGCCTGGCCGACGCCCTCTACCGTACGTTCGTCTGCGCGCGCATCATCGCCAACAACTCGCACGGCACTCCACCCGAGCTCCTCACGTGCATTCGTGAGGCGGTTGAAGTTGGCACCCACTTCGTGGCGTTCAACGAGCTGCAGCCGATGACGCTGCAGATGATCGTCTCGGGGCCAGGCATGGGCGCGACGTGGCCAGGGGAGAAGATGTTTCGGATCCTCGACGATGCTCGCATTGCCGGGATCCACTTCTCCTTCCAATACAACCCCACAGCCGATGCCGACACGTTCACGTTTGCCCCTCCCGGTGACGCAGTCGTGATAAGCAACCGAAAGGGCTTCGCCAACGACGGCCAGACGACGGGCGGCCACATGACCGCAGTGTTCGGACCTACTGGAGGATAACCATGGGCAGCAAACCAACAGTCAGATTCCCCACGTGGGCCGACGATGGCACCGCTGGCCAGGTCATCGATCCCGGAGCCGTCAAGCAGGCGCTCGGCTGGAACGACGACGAGCAGCCTCCGGCGCACTGGTGGAACTGGTGGAAGAACGCCGTCGGCCAGTACATCTCGGCCTTTGGTGTCTATGCCGACATCGAGCGCCGCAACTTCCAGCGTCTGCTCATGGCTGACGCTTTCACCGGTGCCTATTTCACGCAGAACAGCATCGAGTCCGATGGGGCAACTCGTGCCCAAATGGTGTCGGGCCTGACAGCGCAGGCCAGCGGCCTCCAGATGTTCCTCGTCTCGGATCCTGATGGCGGCTTCGGCTGGGCATATCCAGCATCCGGTGCTCTATCGACCGGCGCATTTCGCCAGGTGATAGATGTGGCATTCGACGTCAGCCAGTTCTGCGGCCTCTGCGACGACAGCAACTCGCGAGCTAGCGGTGATGCGTTTGCAACAGCGGTAACGACACGTGGCCTTGGGTGGAGTGGCACCGTTACCGATCAACGCCTCGGCGCAGCCAATAGCCTGTTCGTCGCAGTCAAGCGCGCCAGCGATGCAGACATCGAAGTTGCTATCACGGTCAATCCACTGACCACGCCATGGGGGCTGGCGGTGACGCCGGTGATCGGTAACGACACGTTCATCGGCCGACCAGAGTATGGCAATGGCGACTGGCTGATCCCCGCAGCGGGCGGCGTCATCCGCTCCACCGACAACGGTGCCAACTGGAGCACAATCGCACCGCCTGCTGGCCCTGGGTTCATCCACGCCGTCAAATACAGCGCGGCGCAGAGCCGCTGGCTGGCCGTCGGGTCAACTGCGGGAGGCAACGGTTTCTGGTATTCGACCGATGGCACGGTTTGGACGCTGGGCACCACGAGCGGTGCAATGCCTCCGACGGCCTCCATTCTTTGGAGGCGCATGGCTGTCGACGCCGCTGGGCTCGTTACAGCCATCGGTGGCGACACGACATTCCCCAGCGCCCGTGGGCAGTCTGCGCTGGCCCTCCAGACCAATGCGGCCAGTAACGACATCGAGATGATCACGGTTCCGTTCGGCGAGAGTGTCACTCAAGGGTGGGACATCGTTCATCATGACGGAACCTACACCGTCAGCGGTGGCAACTCCGACGCAGCCGTTCAATTGCCTTTGATCTGGAAATCACTCAGAATCGCTCCATAGTGAGCACCGGCAACGGCACCAAGAAAACCAGATCACACGGCACAGCCTCCATGGCTCCGCTTGGCCCCCCGATTGCCACGACAGTCAGCAGCGAAGTTCAAATGAAACCCGTTCCGATCACCCTGCATTGGTCTGCGATCACTCGCCTTATCGGGCCGATCCTCGCGGTGCTCGTGAGCTTTGGTGGGGCTGGGATCTACTTCTATCACCGCACCACACTGCACATAGAGAACCAGCACACGCACCTCAGTGCGAAGGACCGGGACAGCCTGCAGACGCGCGAGCAGGCTCGCGAGCAGCACACGGCGCTGCTAGACAGGTTCTCGATCGAGATGAAGGCCGAGCGCAAAGCTGCTGCAGCCGATCGGGCGTCGGTCATGAACAAGGTAGACCGTCAGCAAGACCAGCTGCAGCGCCAGCAGCGACAGTGGGATCGCCTTCGTCGCCGGATGTCTGGCCGCAGGATTCGCTAGCCGTACCTCGAGGCAGGCGCGACACGTCGTCAAACACTTGGAGACTCAGATGGCATTGCTCGATTTCCTCATCCTTCACTGGCCGTTCATCGCGTTCGGCCTGATCGCTGGCCTGCTGACCAAGCTCGGGAAGGCCACTGTCTTCTCGGCCGAGCGAGCTCGCGCGCATCGTGGTTGGTGGTGGGGCCGCAAGTGGCTGCCCGCTATCCCCGTTGGCCTCGGTGCGCTAGTCGGCCTCATCCCAGGCATGCCAGCCAGCGCTGGCGTCGAAACGGTCGCTGCCAAGTGTCTGTATTTCGCCTGCAGCGGAGTCCTGTGCGTGTACCTGTACACGCTGATCCAGCGCCGAATGAAGGAGCGCACCGAGCTCGGCGAACGCTGATGCGCTGGCTCCGCGAACAGGCCGCGGCTGTGCTGGCCGTGATTGCCGGCGTCTTCGGCTTGTCGATCCTCTGGATGTGGCAGCGCCGCGTCGCTCTCGATGCTGAGAAACGGGCGGAGGTTGCCGAGGCGCGCATCGAGGTGGAGCGCTGGGAGGTCGAGTTGGAGAACGAGCTCGGGCAGGCCGATGCCGATCTCAAGGAGGCCCAGTTCCTCGAGGCCCAGGTCATTCGCACCAAGCGAGAAACGGTCAACATGGTGCGCCGCGTCGACGGCATGTCCCGTGACGAGGTGGAGGCGGAGTTCGATGCGCTGGGTCTTTAGCCTGCTGGCATTCTGCATTCTGGAACCTGGAACGGCGAATGCCGAGCCGAAGTGTGCCCCCCACCTGGTCGTCCGCAAGGTCAAGATGGACCACGAGGGCGAGCCTGGGACCTGGATCCATGCCGAAATCAGGCGGTGTACCGTCAAGCAACTCCTGGTCGGGCGCAAATGCGCAAAGCTGGCCGGCCAGCAGGCCCAGGAACTGGCGAAGCGAAAGTCCCGCGGCGCTCGGTTGGCTCTGGCCGTCAAGGCCTCACAGCGCACGTCAGGCGCTCTGATGCAGAGGGTCGAAGCCCAGGCTCACCTGGTCGCTCGAGCGAAGGCCTGGTATCGCTCGCCGTGGTTCTGGGGGGTGATGGGCTTGGCCGTCGGCGTGAGCGCTGGCGTGACAGCTGTGGTGGTGATGCGATGAGAAAGCTCCTGCTCTTCCTGGTCTGCCTGCCCTTCACGTTCGCCATCAGCTACCCAGCGATCCTCCTGGCGCGCCTCTTTCTGCTGACCGACCTCCGCCACAACGGCGGCATGGTGACCGGCGTCTGGCGCCCATGGTTTGCACGCAGATGGAAGTACTCCACTTTCTGGGGGTACGCTGGGGGGCTGCACCCGAGCTCCGTCGGGGTGCCGCGGGTGATCCAGCACGAGTTCGTGCACTGCCGCCAGGTCCAGGACGTGATGCTGCACGCCCTGGCCGTCGGAGCTGTCGTGGCCATCGACGGGTCGCCCTGGCTGGGCCTGGGCATCTGGACCTCCGGGGGTACATGGCTGCTGCTGAACTGGCTGACCTCCTGGATCCGTGGAGGGCACTTCTATCGCGACAGCGAGCACGAGCGGTCTGCCTACGCGCAGACCGACACACGACACGTCACGGGAGGCCAGTCATGGCTAACGATCAGGCGAAAGAAGATCAATCGGCCTCCGGACTCGTTGTAGACGGCGACCTCTGCCCCTGCGCCGTCCCCGTCAGAAACTGGTCGGATCATGGCATGTTGGTCGTGCCAGGCGAGGGAGCTCGCCCTCGGCGCCGTCGGATCGACCTCCTGGTTGGCCACTGGACGGGCAGCGAGCGTGGACCCGAGCGAGTGTTCAAGACGCTGCGAGCTCGCAGCCTCGGCGTCGAGTTCTGCATAGGCGCCTCGGGCGACGTCTGGCAGTTCGCCGATCCCGCCATCACCGACACGTTCGACGCGGGCATTGCCAACAGGCGCTCCGCCGGCGTGGAGATCGTCAGCTACGGGTTTCGCCGCAAGCAGGACGACGTGCCGACGGCAGCGCTCGCCAGGGAGCACGAGTGGCGCAGGATCAACCGGGAGCGACAGCTGTTCGCCAAGTTCTACCCCGCACAGCTCGCGAGTTTTCTCGCACTAGCCGTGGCATTATCCGCAGCGATCCCGACGTTGCCCCTGCAGATCCCGAGGAACGCGTGGGGCAAACCGCTTGCCCGCACGATGTCGAAGCGCGAGCTCGCGCAGTTCAGCGGCATCCTCGGCCACTTCCACGTCTCGCGGCGCAAGCTCGATCCCGGCCTCCACATCTTCGAGTACCTGGACGCCGCGCTCTAACGTTGTCGTGGCGAAGTCGTGGAAGCGCCGAGGTCGGAGTTGAACCGCCCTCTCCTGCCTGGAGGGGCAGGCACATCGCCAGCTATGCTTCCGGCGCGTTCCCAAGGTACATTCGTGCTCCACGTCGGTCAATTTCCGAGTACGGGAGCACGTCGCACGTCAGGCGCGTGCGTGCGGCCTTGTCGAGGAAATACATGTACCGAAGCATGAAGCCCGGGATCATGCGTGCACCGATTGGCTTGAACGCCTTCCAGGACTTCGCCGAGGTCATTTCGATCCCCCATTTTCTCGCATACCGCGCATAAGTGGCAGCGTTGCTGTCCATCGTGAGACGAGCTACACGCTCCCCGTCTGGGAACTCGATGATCTGATTGTTCTCGACGATTTGCGTCAGCAGCCAACCCGCTGCGCGGTAGATCGTGCCGTCTCCACACTGGGTGCCATCGGCAAAGCTGGTCAACCACTTCACCTGCGGCGCGTGTCGCTTGAGCAGTCGCATCGCCACCGACAGCGCTCGGCTCTCGCTGTTCCGCGGCAGGCGATCGCTGAAGGCCATCCGGTTGAGCTCGAGGACATCACACCACCGGGACCCCTCCACCAAGCCGAGGATTTTCGATCGATCCATCGGTGGCCCGAACTGCATAATCCCCTCAAAGCGTCCCGCCCAGAACACGCCGAGATGGACCTGTGAGTTATTGACCACCTTCCCGCTGTAGTGGAGACGGCGGCACAGAGCCCGCGCATCCTTCGAGACGACTGGTCGCACCTCAAGGCTTTTTACCGTACTCGTCGACGTATCGCTTGCAGATGGCTGCGATGGAGTTTCCGTTTGTGTTTTTGTTGGGTCCGTCAAAGGTGCTCCTCCTCTTGGCTATTTCGATCGCCATCCTGACCACGGCAGCCTGTTCGTCGTGGAGCGTGAAGGCCAGTTGTTGAAACGGCGGTTTGTCTCCGTCAGGCAGGCGCCCCCATGGATCATCTGGCTCCCCCAGGCATGCCAGATCGTCGAACCGCAGATCGCTCATGATGTCCGGCAGGTCGAGTTTCACATCGGCGAGAACGTCCTGCAGTGCCTCGGTGAAGTCGCCCTGGATCCCGGGGTGGTTCAACGCCAGGTTGAGTGCCTTCTCCTCGGCCGGCTCGAGCTCGACGACCACCACGGACAACTGTTCAACCCCCTCCTTTCGGAGCACATCGAGCCGCTGGTGACCCCCCACGACGTGGCCCGATCGGCGGTTCCACACGATGGGTTCCACGACACCGAAGCGGCGCATGCTGGCCGCCAGCCCCTTCTGCGCAGCCCGAGAAATTGACCGCGGATTGTAGGGCGAGGGCTTGAGCTTGGCGATTGCCACCGACTCAATCACTGGGTTTGTTTTCATGCGCTCCTCCAAGGCTGCGAACTTGTGTGGTTCTTAGTTGGTCGATTCTGCATACTTTTGCATCACTTTTGCATCACAATGATCTTCAACCGAGGAGCCCCATCATGACCGAGAAAGCTATTTCAGGCGAATCGCTACAGCGCCTCAGCGACATCCGCGACGAGATCAAAGACCTGGTCCAGGAGGCTTTTGACATCGTCCGCGACGAGGACGCCCAGACGGCATCCCATGCGAAAAACTCCTGGTACGCGCACATCATCTGCGCTCTCGACACGAACCACTCATACCTGGATCGGTCGGACACGATCGCCGACACGATCCGCAACCTCGAAAAACTGGAGGAGTAATCAATGTCCAGACCCACGAAAGCCGGGACCATCGCAAAGCGCATCGTCGCCCGATCGGTTCTCTCGCTGATCGACAGCTCCATCTTTGCCACAGCGCAGCTGTCTGACAACATCCACATGACGCGAGAGGAGCGCGACGCCATCTCGATGGCCGACAGCTACCTGCAGAACGCGCGTGACGCGATGGCGGAGGCGTTCGAGGTGGAGGTGTCCCGATGACCGCGGACAGAGAGGTACCCGAATGGCTGGCCAAGATTCGCCTGCGCAGTATTCAAGGCGGCCAAATGCTCGACCTGGCCCGAGCGATCCTTGAACGTGACACCCAACCCGAGCCCCCCGATGCCCTCGCCCTCGCGAAGGCTGTGCTCGAATTCGTCCATGCGGCCAACAACGACCTCTGCGCGATCCGCCTGAACATCGAGGTCGCGATGGACTTTGTCGAGGAGCAGGACGCCAACGGATCCAGCGCTGCGAATGCCGCCCTCGCCGATGCTCTCAGTGCGCTGACCAGCCTTCACAGCCTGCTGGCGGAGGGACCACGATGACCGTCTTGCAACGCATGGCTATTCAGAACCTCGCGCACGTGCAGAAGGTCGGCTTCGCCGCTGAGTGCTGCGGGCGCGAACTGGCCGAACTCGCAGCGATCCTGCTCGATGAGGAGGGCATGGAGGATCGCTGGCTGACCGATATGAGGGCCTCGTCCCGGTTCCCGCTGGACAACGATCTGACCTTCGGCGAGTGGCTCGAGGCGGTCACTGCCGCGGCAACGGCGCTCGAAGATGCGCAGGAGCAACTCCGCGCGATGGGGAGGGACGAGGGATGAAAACTTGCGAACGAACATTCTATGTCGAGGTGCACATCTACAGCCCAGGCTGTGGTGAGGATGCCGAGATTCTGACAACGAAAACCCTGGCTGTGCCAACAACCGGCACCACTCCGGTGGATCTTTATGCCGAACTCGGCAAGGCCGCAGCAAACTTAGTCCTGCCCACGGCGGAGCTTTTCCTCAATGAGCTCCGTGCCAACTGGACAGATCGCGATAGTCCTCGCCGTGATCATTCAGGTCCATCTCCCGAAGCCGCCCTTAAGTCAGCCCGTGTGGCCCGCGAAGCATGCGGTGACGATCACACTGGCCACCTGGCCGTCTTGGCCGACTTCGTCCTCGCACGATTCGGTGGTGGCTGATGGGCAAGACACCAAAGTGGAAACTGGACGGACATCCGGAGGAGGGAACCGTGACCGAAGTAGCCAAGACCGTACGCATGACCTCTGCCCTCGCGAAGCGCATCGACAGCTGGCGGCGTGGTCGGCGCAACAAGCGAGCAGCCTCCTTCTCGCGGGCCAGCGAGAGCCTGCTCATCCTCGCCACTGGCCTGGTGACGCACCGACGGCAGCTCGGCAATGCGCTGACCAGCATCAAGGATCTTCGCGAGGCCAATGGCCTCGCAGCCCTGACCAACCTCGATGTGACCGAGCTCGACGAGGCGATCCAGCTGCTCGAGCGCACGCTGGCCGCGGTGGAGGCCGCGTGATGTTCCTCGCCGATCCCATCAACTGGTTTGGCCTGGCCGCGATCGCCCTGTGCGTCCTCATGATGATCCGCAAGTAGCGCCCTTGACGTCCCTCGCGAGCTGTGCGACTACAGCCGCGACTAGATGCTCCACCAAGATAAAACCTGAAGCCGATCGCATGGGTGCCGCACAGGGCATCTAGTCAATCTCGTGTGCGCGCCCGTGCGGTCGGTGGATGTTTCAATGCCTGATCCCGTCGGCTGGTTCGCCATCGCCAGGAAGCTCTTTGCCCAAAATGGGCTCTGGGATCAGCTTACAAATGACCAACGCGTAATCCTGATCGAGATCTTCTGGAGGGCTCGGTGGAAGGACGGTTTTGAGTATGTGATGGGAAAAACGCAACCTGTGCCGCGCGGATCGTTTACATGCCAACAACGCGAATTCGCGGATATATGTCGCGTTCCATATCGGGTGATGCGAAAAACGCTGGCATACCTCCAGACAAACCTAACGATTAGGTGCCGCGCACTCCCGGGCAGATGCGGTACGCTGATTACTCTAATAAATTACGAGTATTACCAGAGCGAGATGGTGGCTACTGGGCTAACCACCCGACAGACCTCCAGCGAACCTACCGCGCACTCCCGGGCAATCCTTATAGAGAAGAACAAGGAACAAGGAACAAAGAAGACAGCTGTGGCACGTGTGAACACGCGCCCGAAACGTCCCCCTCGAAAGCCAAAGCAACAGTCACTCGGCGGGACCGACCTCCCGGCTGACTGGGAGAGGTTCTTGGGCGAGATCCGATCCGCCATGCTGGAGGTGGATCCCCAACACACCTGTGGCACCGCGGCGTGGGCCAGGATTGCGCCCCGTTGGCGTCGCGACCTCGTCCGCGCCCAGTCGGAGGGGGTCAATCTCCAACGCCTAGAATCGGCGCTGACGGCGCTACGTTCGCGGCCCTACTGGCAGCGGAAGATCACCACGGCTGGCCAGTTGATTGGCCACGTTGACGCCATGGCCAAGGATGGGGCAGGACGTCCAGCCAAGGAGGCACCACCCCACAGCCTGGCCGGCCGGAACCTCGACTTCGACAACTGGTAACCCATGGATCTCCAACACGTCCCAAACGAAGCATATGTGGTCGGCGCTGCCCTGATGGACGGCGCAACCTGCGCACGCTGCGCCGAGCTTGACCCGAGCCACTTCCGCCACATGGGGCTCGGGAAGGTCTGGGGCTCGTGCCTGCGCATCTACCGCGGAGGCGATCAGCCGGACCCGGTGATGATCACCGACCAGATAGGGCGCCAGTACAATCAGCTGGTTATCGACTGCGCTGCACGCGTTGGAACCGCTGAGAACGCGCGGTACCACATGAGCCAGGTGATCGATCAGTGGCTCGACCGCGAGACGCGCAAGCGGCTAGAGGCCTGCCTGATCACCAAGGACTTCGACGGTGAGGCCAGATTGGCCCACGCACTTGAGGAACTTGCGGCGCTCCGGCTGCCCCACATCCGCGAGGGGCGCACGCTGATGCAGGTGATCCCCTCCCTCGCCAGCAAGCTCGAACGCGTGCAGTCCGGCGACGAGACCCCCGGCCTGCTGACGGGGATCGACGGCATCGATCACAAGATAGGCTCGATGCAGTTCGGCGTGATGTACGTGATCGGCGCCAGGCCTTCGATCGGTAAGAGCTCGCTCCTGGCAACCCTGGCGCGCAAGGTGTCAGCCCACCACCCGGTGGACTACTACACGCTCGAGGACACCGAGGAGGCCACAGCCTCGCGCCTGCTCGCCCAGACGGCCAGGGTTGACCTCCACGACCTGGTGCAAGGCAAACTCGACCAACGTGACCTGGATCGATCCCATGTCGGGATGAAGGAGCTCTACGAGGGGATCGGCGAGAACTTGCTGATCAGCGATGACATCCCGACCACGCTCGAGCAGTTCGTGGTGGTGGCTCGGGCGAACGCCGAAAAGAGGAAAACCAAGCTGATCTGCGTGGATTATTTCCAGCTGTTCAGCGATCCGTCAGCTGGTAGGGTCACCCGCAACGAGGAGCTGACCCGGGTGTCTCAAGCGCTAAAGCGCATCCCGGCACAAACGAATTCAGTGTTGGTCGTGGCGTCACAGCTGTCGCGCGAGGCGGAGAAGGAACCGCCGCAGCTGCACCACCTGCGCGATTGCGGCTCGCTCGAGCAGGACGCGCACGCGGTGTGGATGCTCGAGAGGCGCAAGGACTGGGTCGACACGGAGGGCGAGATCCCTGCTGCTATCTGCCACGTGAGGAAGAACAAGAACGGGAGGGTCGGATCGGTGCCCCTGTACTGGGAGGCCCCATCCGTCTTTTTCGATACCGCTGCCGAGGACATCGTTCGCCGGCTGCAAACGCAAACGAGGAGCAAGAAGTCATGATGAATCAAATCGATTGCACGCTCGAGACCGTCACCCCGACGCCCATCGACGAGCACCACCACAGAACGAACATGCTGCGCCTGAAGTTCACGGGCACGGTCGCCGACGGCACCGAGGGCGTCCTCGGCGCGCTGCGCAAGTGTCTCGAGGACGGCGAGCTCGACAAAGCACCGCGCGGCCTGCGTGGCAGCCATGGCGCCGACTCGGATCTGCGCATCGTTGTGCAGCTGCCGGAAAACGACGAGCACGAGATCAACCTCGTCGAGGTTCAGCCGATCAAGGCCGAAGTGATCGCCGATGGCGACAAGGCACCGCGGTTCAGCTTCCAATGCGAGTATGCCTGGCAAGAGAAGGACCTCATCGACGTTGTGCGCCATGCGCGCATGCGATGCATCGTGACGTTGACGCCCAAGCAGCTCGAGCTCGAGGGCGCTTCGTGAGGGAGTTCCTTTACCAGGGCATCTGTGATGGTGCGTCGATGCTCGGCCTGCCCGACGGCATGCGTGTTGCGCCGATCCCGGAGCCGTCGTGGCAGGCCTCTTTTTTCGTCGAGGGCAGGCCGGTTCCAAAGGGCAACCTGCACCCTGTCTGCCCCCATGCGGCGACCAAGGATGCGCGTCGGTACAAGCGATGCGATCGCCCGTTCGTAACGGAGGACTTCCGCTCTGATCAGGGCAAGCGACTGCAGAAGTGGATGGAGACGATCGTCGCGGCCAGCGTGCCGAACAAGCCCCCATCGCCGCTGATCGGCGCGGTGATGATCGATACGGTCTTCTTCTTTGGCCGACCGAAGTCAACACGTGCTCCGTTCCCCTGCACCAACAGCACCGGCGACGAGGACAAGCTCCTCCGTGGCGTGTTCGATGCCCTGCAGGTGGCCAGCAAGCGGAGAAACGCTCGTGTCCACGGCGTCATGTTCGAGGACGACTGCCAGGCTGTGGGCGGATTCCGCCTCGTGCGCTGGGGGCTTCCGGAGGGTGTCTGGATCCGGGTCTCTTCCATTGAGGCGCAGAGGCTGAAACTACCGTTTGACTCCTAGTCGACCCTCCGCTATCACCCTTCCTGTCAAGCACACGCGCCGTCCAAGTTCACAGCGCACATTTATGGCTCGGTCATCCCCTTGCGGGGCTTGACACCTTCCGCTTGGACGGGGGGATGACCGAGCCACTTTATCTGGAGGACGCCGGTGAACACCGAGCAACAAGACAGCGCCAAGGGTGCGCAGAAGAAAGCGCTCGACGCAGTACGCGAGGCAAAGCTCGAGGCCGATGCAAGAGCAGCCGAAGCCGAGGGCGAGAAGGTCGAGGAGGAGATCAGTTCAGCACTCATCGTGCTGCCCGAGGACGACGACGAGTCGGCATTGGTCGCGAGCTCCCCGCAGCCGAGCACCGTGTCGCCTCTCTTCTCCCTGTCGATGCAGCTCGCCAGCGTCGAAGAGCAAGAGCGCCATCTCGTCGAGTGGGATCGTCGCCGGACCCACTTCTTCGACTGGTTAATGAGTAAGCTCAAAGAGGGCGTCCACTACGGCTTCCCCCCTGGAACGAACCGACCAGGAGACAGGACTGACCCGAAGGAGTGGACGAAGAGGCGGTCGTTTTACGACGCCGGCGCTCGGCTGATGATGGACCTCTTCATGCTCTCCGATCATTACGACTACGACACCGAGGCGTGGAAGATGCACGGCAGCAAGCAGGGCCACGTCTGCCTCAAGTGCACGCTGACTGCGCGCGCAACTGGCGAGATCGTTGGCGTCGGTCACGGCAGCGTGGAGGAAGGAGAGAACAAGCGCCACACGGCAAACAGCCGCACCAAGGTCGCGAAGAAACGCGCCAGGGTCGACAGCGTGCTGGTCGCCTTTCCGATGCTGACCGACGTGTTCACGCAGGACATGGAGGACGGGGATCCGGAGAAGCTCCGCGCCAACGTCGACAAGCACGAGCGCCAGGGGAAGCAGGCCAGCGGGAGCAAGGCGTCGGACCAGGAGCGCAAGCGCAAGCAGCGCGACGACGCCAAGCCTTGGCGCAAGGAGGCCTGGTCGGACGAGCAGCGCGACGCCATGTGCCGCTACGCGACCGACAGCCGACTCAGCGACGATCAGCGTGCGTGGGTCCAGAAGAAGCTCGCCGACTGGCGCGAGGAGCCCGCGAAGCTGAACCGAGGCTGGGCATGCGATGCCATCGAAGCTCTCAAGATGAAGCTGGTCAACAACAAGTACAACGATCCCGATGCGCCGCCTGCGCACATCTACCTCGGCGACGATGGGCGCTGCGCTGCCTGCGGTGCTGCGGTCGAGCCCGAGCCTACGCCAGAGGTCGACCTGCCCGAGGACGACGGCATCGACTTGCCCCCTAGTGAGCTGCCCGAGCAGGAAGCCGAAGCACCGCAAGAAGAAGCACGCGAACCAGGGGAGGAGGGCTGATGCTCGAACTTACACACATCACCGAGCAGAACATTATGAACGCCCTATGGAAGCGCAGCGAGCCGGCGACGACGCTGCAGGTGCTCGAGGCCGTCTTCGGCGGGCAGGTCGAGCCGGGTAACACTAAGCGCTTCGGTCAGCGCCTCTTCGAAGCTCTCATGCGCCTCAAGGACCAGGGGCGAGTGGCGATCGTGAACCCTGGCGAGCTTTGGGCGCTGTCGGTCATGGAGCGCCAGCTGTCGGCGCACAACATGCTGACCGCCTCGATCATGCAGCTGACCAAGGTGATCGTCGAGAAGGCTACGCCAGATGTGATGCCACTGCGCGACGCGATCATCGCGATCCAGACGGAGCTCGGTTCGCACAAGGACGAGGAGGGCTCGATCCGAGCACGGGTCGGGAAGCTGGAAACGATCACATACGAAGTCACGGGTCAGCACAGCCCGTAATGTTTTGCCTGTCGGCCATCGGAGCACAGCAGGTTTGCATTCGGGTGCTGTGTTTGAATCCCCGATGTCGAGGTTCGCACCCAGTGACGTCGACTAGCTGGGCGCATCATTGGAGGACGCCGTGAGACACTACCTACGCGCCTACTGCGGCCAGACGCGCAGCTTCAAGTGCGACATCTGGCGAATCGAAGAGGAGGGGCTGACCCCCGACTTCGTCGTCGTGCCAGACAAGGTCGGTGCTGGCTGGGAGTCGCTGAACTTCTCGGAGGGCTGGTTTCAGTTCAATCACCTGTCGCCGTCTCTCGGCGTGTACCAGGTAGAAGTTAGCGAGAACGAGGACTCCTCGGCGATCTACTTCAAAGTACCAGAGGATCCGAAGGCCATGGTCGGGGACGCGTCGTGAGCGCACCGCCCTATCCCTGCCTGCTGGCCGACCCGCCCTGGCGCTTCGACGACCGCGGCTCGCGCATCGCGCCCGACCATAAGGGCAAGCACTACCCGACGATGTCCCTCGCCGCAATCATCGGCCTCGGTGACTTCGTGCGAGCTCACGTGGCCCGCAACGCGCACCTCTGGCTTTGGGCGCCCAACAGCTTCGTGCTCGACGGCTCCGCGCAACTCGTCGCCAGGCAATGGGGCTTCAAGCCCAAGCAGCTCGCCACCTGGATCAAATGCCAGATGGGCATGGGCCACTGGATGCGCAACGCGACCGAGCAGCTGATCTTCTGCACACGAGGGCAACTGCCTCCGCGAGCTCGCAACGTCGTCAACTGGATCACGGCGAAGCGAGGTAGGCACAGTGCCAAGCCTGCCGAGTCGTACCGCCTGATCGAGCGCATCTCGCCAGGGCCGCGGCTGGAGATGTTCGCGCGGATCCAGCGGGAGGGGTGGGATGTCTGGGGCAACCAAGCACCGGGGTGTACTGATGAGGAGACCGAACGTGTTCCCGTTTCGCCTGAAGCAGCGCCGCCATACGGCGACGATGACGACGCTTGGACCAACCACTGGCGAGGCGTTCGATCCGTCGAGGCTCGCTGATCTCTTCTGCGCACGTCTCGACAATCTGATCTTCAACTACCTGCGGGAACACCCTCGCCTCACCAAGCACCAACTGGCCGGCATGCTCGACGAGGTTCGCTCGCGGCTCGAGCGAGAGGCCCGTGAGGAATCGAAACGATGACCGACAAGCGACCAATGAAGCGAGCGAGCACCGGTATTGCCATTGCAACCGACATGGCGGTCGGGGCTCTCCGTGGGCTCGTCGAGGAATCGTTGCGCGACGGATCGGTCCGGGCACAGATCGTAATACCGATCCTGGACCGGCTCGACAGAGAGCTTGCGGTGAACAACGCGAGCTGGGCGAGGGTTGATCCTATGTCATGTCCTTGCGGCGGGCGACTCGTCCGCTATTTCGAGAAACGCTACAAGACAACGCCAGCGACCTCGATGTGGGACTGCCTCCGTTGTGAGTCCACCGTGAAGTGGTCAGCCAGCGCAGGCGTCCGCATCGTGTCAGCCCCCAGAGCAATCAGCGACTTACTCACGAAGACCGAACCCTACGCGACAGGGACACGCCTGAGGATGCTCTCCGAAGAGATGGCCGACGGCGAGGTAAGCAAAGTGCAAATCGAAGACGCCGTCACCGGCATGTTGGAGTTGATCAAATGAGTCAGAAAAGAAAGCAGCAACAGCGGAGCGTGCACAACATGCTCGGTGGCTCGAGCGGACGTGCGCAAGCCATCATCCCTGGCGCTGGCGGCCGGCGAGCGTCGAAGTCAAACCAGTGGGACCCCTCGATGGCGATCGCGTGCGACGACGAACTCCGCCAGGCCAACGCGATGCTCAAACGCCTCCGCAAAGCGGCGAGCTGGTGCGGGTCCATCGAAGAGGAGAAGGCCAACCGCGGTGCACAGGTGGTCATCGAGGAGCGGATCCGCTCGTACGAGGAGAGAGGACGGTGATGTGCACCGCGTCTCTGGTAGGCTCATGAGATGGCACGCAAAACAAGACCATCGCGCACGTATTGCAAGGGCAAGACAGCCAAGGGTAAGAGATGCCGAGGCCAGGCCAAGAAGGGCACCGACCGTTGCCCCCACCACACAGCGCCAGTCAAGCACCGCACGAAGCTCGAGATCGACATCGAGGAGAACAAGGGCAAGATGCGCGGGCTCTTCCTCGGCGTGATCAACGTGGGTGCTGGCCGCGACGCCGCGTGCAGGGAGGCGGGGATCAGCAGGCAGACGCTGTGGGAGTGGATAAAACGGGGTGGCGAGGGCGAGGAGCCTTTTACCAGCTTTCTCGACGACCTACAGAAGGCCGAGGGGCGCGACAAGATCGAATATCTACAGGCTATCCACAGGGCGGCGAAGGCAGGGAAGTGGCGCGCAGCGGCTTGGGCACTTGAGCGCCGCTGGCCCAAGGAGTTCGGGATGCATTACTTGCGCGCCGATGTGAACGTGACGACTAGCAAGCCTGACCTATCAGGCCTGACAGACGAGGAGCTCGCCCTGGCGCGAACGCTGATGGACAAAGTCAAACACCGAGGAGCGACAGATGGCCAAGCGGCTGAAGTACAACGACCAGACAAGCAACACCAACCAAAAGACCCAGAGCAATAGGATCGGCACCGCTCGGCGTGACCACATGGCTGCGCTGAACGAACTCGCCACCCACAAGCAGCTGCAGAAGCTCAACGAGCTATCAGAGAGCGTAGACCTCCCACCGACATGGGGGCGCCTCTGCGCCAAGGCGTCGGGTAACGGCAAGCTGACCAAGCGCACAGCCGGCCAGATGATCAGCGGCATGATCGGCATCGAGCGCAAGTGTCGCGCTACTCGCCACCAAGAGGAGGCTATGGCGTGAACCGCATCCGTGTTTTCCCACGTAGGACCAAGGCAACACCGACCGACGAGAACGCTCGGATCGATTGCCTGCCTGGGCTGTTTGACGTGGGACTATGACCAATCTCGGCGAGCTCACAGAGGCCGACCTCGATCGCGAGGAGGTCAACCGCAAAGGTCTCGCCCGATTCATTGCCCTCGCCTGGCACCAGGTCGAGCCAAGGCGCCTGCAGTGGAACTGGCATCTCGACGCCATCTGCGAGCACCTCGAGGCCGTCTCCCGCTGCGAGATCACCAACCTGCTGATCCTTGTGCCACCGGGCTGCATGAAGTCGCTGGCTGTCGCCGTCTTCTGGCCTGCGTGGATGTGGTCGTTCGAGCCAGAGACCAAGTGGGTGTTTAGCTCGTACGGTCAGTCGCTCTCCTACAAGTCAGCGCGCCAGCATCGGAACCTCTGCACGTCGGAGTGGTACCAGGATCGTTGGGGCGACAAGGTCACGCTGGCCGCCGAGAGCGCCAAGCAGGTGGGCCTCTTTGAGAACACGGCCAAGGGCCTGCGGTTCTCGACATCCGTCGACGGTGAGGCGACAGGGCGCCATGGCGACCTCATCGTGTTCGATGATCTGGTCAAGGCCCAGGATGCGCAGGGGCGTCGCGCCGTCGATCACAAAGCGATCACCAAGGCCAACGAGTTTTGGGAAAAGGTCATGCCAACCAGGGAGGCGAACCCAGCGACGACGCGCAAGGTCGGTATCATGCAGCGCCTCCACTACCAGGACACCGCTGCTCGCTGTATCGCCACGGGTGACTACGAGGTTCTCTGCCTGCCGATGGAGTTCGAGCCGAAGCGCAAGTGCACGACGTCGCTCGGCTGGGAGGATCCGCGCACCAAGGAGGGCGAGTTGCTCTGGCCGGAGCGGTTCAGCAACGAGAACCTCACGGCCAAGCGTCGCACGATGGGATCGCGCATCTGGCACGCGCAGTTCCAGCAGCGACCCAGCCCACCCGAGGGGACCATCTTCAAGAAGAAGTGGTTCCGATACTGGGGCGTGCCAGGCAGTGCTCTGCCCGAGCTCCCCAAGCGCGGCAACATGCTGGTGATCCAGTCGTGGGACATGGCGTTTAAGGGCAACGACGACAGCGACTGGGTTGTCGGCGAGGTGTGGGCCAAGTGGCAGACCTTCTGCATCCTCCTCGCTGAGATCCGCGGCCAGATGAACTTCGTTGAGACCGTCTACGCCGTGAAGGACCTGAGCAAGCGATACCCGAAGGCCTACACAAAGCTGGTGGAAAACAAGGCGAACGGGCCAGCCGTCGTGAACTACCTCGAGAACAACATCCCGGGCCTGGTGCTTGTCGAGCCGCAGGGGGGCAAGGAGGCTCGAGCGCACGCCGTGGAGCCAGCGTTCGAGGCCGGCGATGTGTTATTACCCCACAAGACCATCGCGCCCTGGATCGACGAATACGAGGAGGAGATCCTAGCGTTCCCCCTCGGAGCCGCAGACGACCGGGTGGACGCCACGACTCAGGCGCTGATACGTTTGACGGGCGGAGGATCGCAGTGGCTGGAAGCAATGAGAGCAGCGAGCAGGAAGGGCTAACATGCCGAGTGCTTGCAGCGCTGCGTCGCAAGCCGGCGAGCACACCAGCCCTGGCCAAGGCGATCGACCGAACCGAAGGGTGCGCCCTGAACGCCCTATTCGAGCTTGAGAGGGCTGGCGCTGTGCGAGCTCGCCGAACGAGTTCTAGAGGGCCCCTTACGTGGAGTGTGACATGAGCATTCGTGGAATCGTCGAGAGCACAACGAAGCGCCTCGATGGCTGGATCAATGCCTTCACGGGCCTCGGCACCCTCGGGCGCGACAAGGTTCTTTCGACCGACTTCGAGGTCGATCCCCTGCTCGTCGACGTCACCCTCGGCGGGATGTACCGCTCCGACGATATGGCTGCGCGCATCGTCGACCAGGTCCCCCTCGACGCCCTGCGGCCTGGCGTGAAGCTGGTGATCGCGAACGAGGAGAAGCCGGTCGAGGGCATCGCCGATGGCCAGAAGCAGATGGACTTCCTCGCCGAGTTCAACGGTCTCCGGTCTCTCGCGCAGGCGTGGATCTGGGGCAGGCTCTTTGGTGGTGGCGCAGTCTGGGCGATCTTCGACGACGCCGAGCAGGACGAGCCCCTCAACACGGAGAAGGGTGGGAGACTGGTCGGGTTCCAGGTCTTCGAGCGCCGCGAGCTCTTCGTGCAGACCTACTACGAGGATCCGCTCGAGGCGAACTTCGGACAGCCGGAGATCTTCCGCCTGCAGGCAATCACGGCCAGTCGTGCGCTGGCCAACCAGAGCGTGCTGATCCACGAGAGCCGGCTGATCCTCTTTGAGGGCGTCGCCGAGCCGCGAACCATCGCAAGCCTCCCGGAGAACGGATGGGGAGGGGCCAGCGTGCTGCAGCGCACGTACAACGCCCTCCGCGGGTTCAACGTCTTCTGGCAGTCGGTTACCCATCTCACGCAGGACGCCAGCCAGGCCGTGTTCAAGCTCAAGAACCTCTGCTCGATCCTCGCCGGTGGGAACAAGGAGGAGCTCAACACGCGCATGGCGCTGACCGACATGAGCAGGTCGACCGCGCGAGCGATCCTCGTCGACGCCGATAACGAGGACTTCAAGCGCGAGCCCCACAACTTCGCCGGCATCGACGGCCTCGCCCAGCAGTTCGCCCACCGCCTGGCTGCAGCGGCCCGCATGCCCGTCACCGTGCTGATGGGGCAGTCACCCGCTGGCATGAACGCCACTGGCGAATCGGACCTGACGATCTGGTACGACCAGGTGGAGCAGATCCGCGAAGCCGACTTCCGGCCACAGCTCGAGCGCCTGATCCTCATGGGCTTCATCGCCAGCAACGGACCGACCGGCCAGGAGCCGGAGTCCTGGCGCGTGGAGTTCAGATCGCTGCGAGCACTCAGCGACGTCGAGACTGCTGACCTGCGCAAGACGGTTGCCGAGACCGACGTGATGCTGATCAACGCCAACGTGCTCCTGCCCGAGGAAGTGGCGACCAGTCGGTACCCTGTCACCGGATGGTCACCGGACACGGTGATCGACACCGAGGAGAAGAAGAAGATCCTGGCGCTCGAGCAGGCCCGTGAGCTCGCCGAGGCCCAGGGTGGCATCACCCCTCCCACTCCTCCGGCACCGCCAGCAGAGTAGATGCCCTCACAGACCGCACAGCGGCGCACTGAACGCCGCAAGTCTCGGCAGGCCCGGTTGGCCGACCGCCAGACCCGTAGGCGGGACAGACGCCGACGTGGTGTTCGTGTGCGGGAACCCAGCCGCCAGGAGAACCCCGATCGGGCAGAGCGAGCCTACGAGGCTGCGCTGATCTCCATGGTGGACAGTCTAGTTGCCTTCGCCCTGCGCAGCCTGACAGCCCGCGTGAAGGCCCTCGAGCCAGAGCGCGCCGACGCCAGCGACTCTCGAATCAACGCGATCCTGGTGGCACTGCGGCGCAAATCCGGCCAGATCTTCACCCTTCGGCGGATGCAGGCCCTCGCCGAGGAGATGATCGGGGAGGTCAACGACCACAATCGGGACCAAATCAAGCGCCAGCTGCTGCAGAGCATCGGGGTTGATATCTCGCCGGAGGTCTCGGAGGCCATCATCAGCGGTGCCGTCGAGCGCAACGTGGCGCTGATCAAGTCCATCCCGCAGAAGCTGTTGGGCCAGGTCGAGGAGGTGCTCGAGGCAGGAGTGTTGCGTGGCGCTCGGGCGGAGACCCTCGCCGGCGAGCTCGAGGAGCGCCTCGGCGTTGCAAGGTCGCGAGCTCGCCTCATCGCCAGGGACCAGGTCAACAAGTTCAACGGCGAACTGGCCGCGCAACGTCAGGCTGCCGTCGGAGTGACACAATATCGATGGTCTACATCGCGCGACGAACGTGTCAGGGATACCCATGCAGCCAACGAGGGCCAGGTCTTCTCGTGGAGCTCGCCGCCCGCAACTGGCCACCCAGGCGAGGAGATCAACTGCCGATGCGTGCCGATCCCCGTCTTCTCCGACATCAGCATCTAGCCCTCCCCTAGCTGACTCCCTCCGTGCCGTGGTACTAATTCAGCATGGCTGATCGCGAGTACCGCTTTGACGTTGTGACGATCCCCGCCTCGAAGCGCACCTCGCAAGGGTTCCTGCGCATCGACAAGGCGAACCTCACGCGCACAGGGGTCCTCAGCTACAAGCTCCCGGACGGCACGACACGTCGCGAGCTGCGGCCCCCCGAGGAGGTCTTCAACCACGACAGCCTCCGAACGCTCGAGGACGCGCCAGTCACCGACCTGCACCCGCGGCGCATGCTGGGGCCTGACAACGTGCGGAAGTTCCAGCGAGGCATGGTCCGGAGTGCGGAGCCTGACGGTAGGTTTGTCAGCGGGTCTCTGCTCATCCAGGACGCCCAACTCATCGACGCCGTCGAGGCAGGTGAGCGCAAGGAGCTGTCTCCGGGCTACACCGTCGCTCTGGACATGACGCCCGGAGTGTTCGAGGGTCAGCAGTACGATGCAGTGCAGCGCCAGATTCGCTACAATCACCTGGCCACTGGCCCGAAGGGTTGGGGGCGATCAGGCCCCGAGGTAGCGATCAGAACCGACAGCGATGACCAGCCCGCACCATGGGCTGTTGAAATTCGGGAGGATGAAGGTCCCCCCGCCACACGGGAGAAGAAGATGGAAACGATCACGATCCGCATCGATGGCGTCGAGTACAAGGTCGAGGCCTCAGCAGCCCCTCACATCATGCGGCACCTCGATGCCATCACGGCCGATCGTGACGCCCAGCGTAAGCGCGCCGATGCCGCCGAGGGCGAGCGCGACGGTCTGAAGACCGAGAACGCATCGATCCAGAAGAAGCTCGACACCGCCATCGATCCCAAGACGATGCAGACAGCGATCGCCGACCGCGTTGCCCTCGAGACGGCAGCTCGCGTGCACCTCGCCGACGAGACCAAACTCGATGGCCTCACCGACCGCCAGGTGAGAGAGGCCGCGATCGCAGCCGTCAACAAGGACGTGAAGCTCGACGGTCGCACGGACGAGTATGTCCAGGGCCAGTTCGATTCGCTGCCGGCCAAGAGCAAGCCCCAGCGCTCGATCGAGAACGTGCGGCGTGCCACCACCGACGGCAAAGAGGCACGCACCGACGTCGTCGACGATCCCAACGACTCCGGCGCAGCGCGCGAACGGATGATGAAGCGCAACCGGCAGCTCTGGGAAGGCCCCAGCAACTAGCGCCCATCCATCCAGCCTCGTAACGCCGCTGAGAGGTTCCGCTCATGGCCACTGAAACAAAACCCGAGGCCCTCCGCCCGAACGCGCCCATGCTCACGGCGAAGGACGCCAGCGCGAGCTTTTTCTCGGACTGGTTCCGCATGCACGAGTACACGGAGGGCGGAATCGTGCTCCGTGGGGGCGAGGAGGTGCATGGGGCGACAGGCATCGCAGATGCGACAGCTGCTGCAGATGCAACTGACCTTCCGACGTCGATCACCTTGGTCGCCGACCTGTTTGCGAAGCTCAACACCCACTTCGGCAACACGACGGGTGGAATCCACGCAAACGCGGACGCAGTCAATACGATGGCCGTCACGGTCCCCGTCACCGAGGAAGACGTAATCGCAGCGGCGAACGTGCTGCGTGGGGGCTATGTCGGACACATAGAGACAGCCGATATTTGGCACGTGTCGGCCGATGGGCAAGAGGTCATCGCTCTCGCCGCAGCGTCAACGTTCGTCGAGGCGCAGGCGCTCCTAAACCAGATCAAAGAACAGTACGACGACCATATCGTGGTGCTGCTCGCGACGCGCGCAGGGGACCTGTTCCTGCAGGCGTCGAATGATCCCCGGATCGGAGAAAGCGACGAGGAGTTCGCGCAGTATGACGACGTGCCTCTCGTAGGCGCAGCAAGCTTCACCGTCGTGGCGTCTACGGCGTTCACCGATGCGTGGGGGCTGCACGGCTTCGGCTGGAACTGGGTTCGGATTAGATTCGCCTCGACAGGTGGAACGGTCGGAGCCTTCGAAGCCTGGCTGTCGCGCAAGGCGCCAGGCCTCACGTAGCAACAGAGGTCGGGCATGACCGCCAAGAACATCATCCTTCCGTCGTGGTGCAATCGCGACAAGTACATCGACCCGTCGGGCGTCGACGGCCATGAGGCCGCTGCACCGCCTGACAGCCTTACCCACTGGCTCGGCGTCGACGGCGAGTTCTACAGCGGACAACAAGCTACTGTCGCTACATGGCCAAGCTCGCCACTTGTCGCGCCGAACGAGACGCTAATCAAAGCCGGGAATTTCCCGCCGACGGTTGGCGAAGCCGGACCCAGCAACACCCTCCACCCGGAGTTGGACTCTGGCGTCAAGTTCTATGGGCAGTACAGTAACAGCGGGTATTTCGAGGCGCCGACCGGCGCACCCTTCGACCCAGGACCCGGCGCATGGTGTGGAGAGCTTCTGTTCAAGTTCAATAGCATCGCAGGCACATACCAGATGCCGTTTACCAAGTTCGACCCAGGCAGCTCTCTCGGGTTTTGGTACGGCTTAGCGTTGTCTGGCCAAGGGAGGGTGAATTACAACACCTACAACTTCGCGCTTTCTGCGGTTGGCGCGTTCGTCGCAGGAACCTGGTATTTGATGCATCTGCCCTACGACTTCGACGCAGGCCAGGGACAGATCTGGCTCAACGGCGCACCCACCGGAGCAGTGTTTACGACCCCGCCCAACGACATGGCAATGAGCGCTCCGAGTGGCTTGCTGAACATTGGTCGCTATGGCCCGGACGGAGCACGAGGCGGTCAGGTGACGGTGTCGTGGGCGGGCTGGTTTAAGCCGACCGATTCGTCACTTCTGCAGCAGTCGAAATGGGCTGCTGCTATCGCCGCGCGGAATGCGATGCTGCTCAGTGGACCTCCATGATCCTACCCACCCTATTCGTTGAGAACCCTGGCGCCTCCGAGAACGACCCCTCGGCCCGTCTTGGGACAGGCATCACGATCGCCAGCCTCGTCGCCGTGCTGCGGGGAAGTGCAACGCCGTCCGTCACCTGGAGCCTTCGCTTCGGGCCAGACCGGAGCGCTGCAGGTACCGAGGTCGTCACGGGTGGCACAACTACCACGGACACAACCACGGGGGACGTGGTCAGCGTTCTGAACAACCCCACGGTTCCGGCCAATAACTACATCTGGCTCGTGACAACGGCGCAATCGGGCACCGTCGATTCGCTCGCTGTTTCCATCGCCGAATGATTCACCTGCAAGTCAATCCTTTCATCGTCGCTGGCCGTCGCTGGACGGACCTGAGCACGCTCGAAGGCGAACAGCTGGAGCGAGCCCAATCAACGATGCTTCGCTTGCTCGCGCTCACTCAGCCTGAGGTGAGGTCAGACACAGTGGGTGTGGGCCATGAGGGAGACGCCTACCCGATTTCGTTTGTAATCGACGATGTGGTCTCAGGCGAACGGGTTGGTGGGTTCTGGCTTGGAAAGATTCGCATCGGCGAGTTCATTGGAGGCGGCTACTCCGTCACCTGTCGCCCTATGCCAGGAGTCCTCAGAGGCGATGACCATGAGCTAACAGTCGATTGGGCTGAGCACATTTTGCAGGAGGCCCTGAGGCTTGTGGGAGGGGGTACACTGCGAGTGGTCAGTATGACCTATCACCTGCATCTGGGTGGAGTGACAGCTCGTGACGCACGAGCTGCAGCGCTGCAAAGGGCCGTCGATGGCCGTCGCTCGCTCAGGGTCACGAAGAGAGATGACCCGAGCGTAGGTTCCCGGCAGATCGTCGTGCTGGAGCGTCCCTGATGGCGCTGACCACCACAACCGTTGGCACGGCTCGAGGCGTTGCAGATACTGGGGGCTTCGCTTTCCAGAATCGGAACAACTATGACCTTGGCCTGATAGCGATCGGCCGAGATGGAAAATTTGGTCTTTTCCGATATGCGCAAATGAAGTGGGTAGGCCTCCCCATTCCGGCGCGAGCTCGCATCCTCAGCGCAGTCGTGAGGCACAGAGCGCAAACGACAGACGCGACGGCATTTACGGTCAACATCGGAATGCTGCACCGTGACGGTGTTTGGAACCCTGATACGTCGCCGGCGCAGTGGCGCGTAATGCCGGATCGCGATCATAAGGTGCGCCTTGAAACCACTGCATCCGGCACGATGGTTGAAACGATCACGGACCCGCTATCAGCGCAAGTTGGCGTTGACTGGGAACTGCACGGCGACAATGCAAGCGCCCCAGGCAGGTTTCAACGCCTCAGCCAGTCCGTAACGATAGTCACTGGCGGCACGCTAGGCTTTGCCCAGCTGACGATCAGACGTACCGGCGCGGTTGCAGGCACACTCAACTTGTGGGCTGAGATCTACTCTATCGATCCGCCACCTATCCCGATCTTTAATGATGAGCCTGGCACCCTGCTAGCAACATCAGACCCAATAGACGCCAGCAGCGTTAGCGCCAGCCTTCTGGCTATCCCTCCCACACAATTCACTTTCAGCGGTGGCGATCAGATCACGCTGGTCGCAGGTACAAAATACGCGATCGTTCTGCGCGCCTCATATGCTGCGCCGTTCGGCGGCAACTGGATTAGTTGGTCTGGCCAGAATGTTGGTTTCGGCGGTCCGTACTCAGGTGGACGCGGAAACACCTACGGCAGCGGTAACGATTTCGACGATCAGAATTATCCGCAGGACTTCAACCTTGCGGCACTGCGCGCTGCGCAAACAGGCTCGGATGTCCTCTGGACCCCACCTGCCACAACTGCATGGACAGAATTCGACACGCTAGACATAGCCTCGATCGTCCAGGAATACGTGAACGATCCGGCTGAGTACGACGGTGACGGCACGTTCGGGATCACCTACAAAACAGCCTCTGGCGCTCTCGGTGTCAGTCGCATCTTTGACCCGTACGAGGGGGTTCTCGCATTTCAGCCACGGCTGATCGTCACCTGGCGTCCTCGCAACATGGGGGCCGTGTGGATCACCGCGCCGTCGGTGGCCCCCGCTGAACGGCCCGTCGTGTCCGTCGTGTCCGTCGTGGCTGACAGCTCGAGCGCTGCTGGCCTGGCCAGTGACAGCCTCGAGCAGGTTGCAGTGACCTCCGAAGCGTCGAGAAACGCCGGCGTGACGCAAGAGGACGCCGAGGCCATCGGCGCGACGCCTGACACCGAGAGCGATGTCGGCATATGACCCATGGGTGGACGGACCCACCTCCCCGGTGTAAAACCAGCATGTGAGCACCTCCCTCCTGCCCGAGATCAGAGTCGGCGATGTCGACACGGCCTTCGTGTTCGAGATCCACGACATGAGCAGCTCGTCGTTCGATCCGGAGGCTCAGTGTGACCCACCCATCCTCGACGTCTCGGCGGCTGCCGGTGCTGGCGAGAAGGTGATCCACTTCCAAAAGCCTGATCAGACTGTGGTTACGAAGGATGCTGTCTTCACCACCGACGGCACGGATGGGAAGATTCAGTATCTCGCCGAGGCAGGATTCCTCGACACGCCAGGCCAGTGGAAGCGCCAGGCCAAGATCGTCCTGGGTGCGGGGACTTGGCACACACACGTCACGTGCTTTACAGTACACCCATCGCTCGCCTAACAACTCAGGAGACAGGCAATGTCACAGACCACATATCCCGATGAACCAGCCGTCAAGTTTGCCGGTCTGATTGCACGCCCTGACGCCGAGAAGATCTCGGTGATCGCGGACGCAGCCATTGCCTTTGGACGCTTTGTCGCCATCGGCACCACCGACCGAGCCGCGAAGCTGCCGACCAGCGACGCGGAAGTTGTTGCGGGTCATGGTTTCGCAGTAGCGGACATCTCGCAGGAATACGATGCGACTGGCTATGCCCACGAGCAGATGGTCACGGTCCTGCGCCGCGGATACGTCTACGTCGTGAGTGAGACTGCGACGACCAAGCACGCACAAGTGTATGTGCGTCACACGACGCTGAACCTCGGCGAGGTTCGCAACGACGTCGACGGTGGCAACGCTGGTATCCTGGCCGGAGCTCGCTTCGCCGAGACCATCGCGGGCGCAGGGTTGGTTATGGTCGAGTTCTTCGCCACCATCTAAACACCGTTTGAGCGCATCGAGGCGACTCACGCAGACCGTAAACAGGGAGAGCATTCATGGATCCTCAACTATCATTTGAACAGCGCTGCGATCAGGTGGGGCGTGTTCTCGCGGGCTGCAATCAGCGCTTCGATGCGAACGAGACGGCGGCAGTGACTCGAGCGCTCGAGCACGTGAAGTCTCGGACCTACGACATCAAGTATCCGGCCCTCAAGGGTCGCGAGCTGGTGCCCGTGAGCAACGAGGTCAACACCGGCGCAGAGTCGGTGGTCTACGAGCAGTGGGACGAGGTCGGCGAAGCGAAGTTGCTTGCCAACCACGCCGACGATCTGCCGGCCGTCGATGCGATCGTCCGCGAGTTCTCCGGGATGGTGAAGAGCATCGGTTGCTTCTTCTCGTATTCCATCCAGGACCTCCGGCGAGCCGCGATGACGGGGAGCCAGCTGGATCTGCGCAAGGCTCGAGCAGCGCGCATGTTCGTCGAGCGCCGCATCGACGAGATCATCGCGTATGGCGATGCCGAAGCCGGTCTGACCGGGTTCTTTGGCCTCTCGGCCAGCACGCCCGTCCTGGCTGCCACTGGCAACTGGAGCGGCTTGACCCACGCACAGATCCTCGTCGATCTGCACACGCTGGCGAACAGCATCGTCACCCTCACCAAGGGAGTTGAGATCCCCGACACGATCGTGCTGCCCGTCCCGCAGTACAGCCTGATCGCGACGTCCAACAATGCGACCACCGACAGGAGCACGCTCGAGGTCTTCTTGGCGCAAACGCCGTACATCAAGCAGGTCATCCCGTGGTTCAAGGCTGCGGGCGCTGGCGCTGCTGGCGTCGACCGTGCGGTAGCGTACCGCAAGGATCCCGAGGTCCTCGAGATGGACGTGCCGCAGGAGTTCGAGATGATGCCCCTGCAGCCTCAGAACCTGGCGTTCAAGGTTCCGTGCCATGCGCGCGTCGGTCGCGTCACCTGCCCGTATCCGCTCGCTGTCGCGTACCAGGACGGCATCTAAGACCCCAATCGGCGAGGCGAGGCTAGGCCGATAAAAAGAGCCCTGTTGGTCCCTCGCGCCAGCAGGGCATCTCTTTGCCCGAACGAGGAGCTTCCATGAGCAAGGTCAACATCAGAAACGCATCGAAGGGAATCAAGTGCCTTCCTCCGTGCACCTCAACTGGCCAGCCAATGCTTTCACTCCAGCCTGGCGCCGTTACGCCTGTCGACGAGGAGCGCCTGATGGCCCTCGACGAGAACAAGGTCGTGCGTAACTGGTTCAGCAGCGGCGACCTCGAACCCGTTGACGGCTTTGCCCCGGAGCCCCAACAGGACGAGGAGACGGACGCTGGAGATGACGAGGTCGAAGGCAAGGTCGAGACGGACACCCCGGTGCTCCCCCTGACCCTCGCGGACCTCACGGTGGCGAAGGCTGTCCCCCTGCTCGACGAGACGGACGATCCGCACCTCCTGCGCCTCTGGCTCGACGCTGAAGAGCGTGTGACCCTTCGGGATGCGATCGCCTCGAGGATCGCCGAGCTCGCCGAGTAGATGGCCGTAACCCTCGAAACCTTCCTCCGGGACTTCCCGGAGTTCGAAGACATCGCCTGCAAAGAGGAGGCGTTTGTCCTTGCCAAGATTGCCCTCGCCGAAGACATGACCGACGCCGACTACTACGGGACCAGCGCCGATGCCGCGTGGGGGTACCTGGCGGCGCATCTGATAGCGAGTTCGCCCTGTGGCATCTCGGCCAGCCTCGCCACGGACACCCAATCCTCGTCCTACTCGGCCATGTTAGACTCACTCAAGGCACGCGGGTTCGCCGTTCGAGTGGTCTGATGGCTGTCAAAATCAAGGACACAGACAAGGGCTACAGGCGCACTGTGGCCGAGATGAGGGCCTTCAACGGCCAGACGCTGAGCGTAGGCGTTCACGAATCCAAGCCGCACAGCGGCGGCCCCTTGACCACAGCCGAGCTCTTCGCGATCCACGAATTTGGGCTGGGCAACGTCCCGGAGCGCTCGATGCTTCGAGCCTGGGTCGACGGCAACAAGCGATCGATCAACCGGGAGATCTCCAAGGCAGCACAACGGATCCTGAAGACGGCCAACCAGGGCAAGGCCAGCAAGCGCGAGCTCAACCGCCTGGGCCTGGCCTTCGTGGCCTCGATCCAGGGTCGCATTGCCGCCAGCATCCCGCCTCCGCTCGCTCCGGCCACCATCAAGCGCAAGGGCTCGAGCGTACCGCTGATCGACACCGGCCAGCTGCGGCAGTCGATCACGCATAAGGTGAGCTGATGGAATGGGAGTTCATCAAGCGATGTCTGGATCAGGCCTTCGAGATCCTCACCGAGCTCAAGTCATCGTGGGAGCGTCAGAAGACGTCGTATCTGTGCATGCCGTTTGGGCGCCAAAGCCTGAACAATCTCGTCACCGTAGGCACCGATGATCAGCGCCAGTCCGAGACTGCTGGGGCACCAGCTGGCAGGGAGATCACACACACGATCTGCGGCATTCGAAAGTTCAACTGGTTGCTCAAGGTGGAGAGCCAGTCGCACGAGCCAGACAAGTCGGCGCTGTTCTATCTCTCGCGTGCTCAGAGCCGGCTCGTGCTATCAGACTTTCTCGCGCAGGTCCGAGCGTGTAATCTGTCGGTGATTCGGTCTGGAGACGTGCACAGTGTCGACTACGTGGACAAAAACTCGAAGCATTGGATCTCAGCTGCAGCGCTCGAGGTCCAGATGCACGCCGGCTCTGAGATCGCGAACTGCCCAACGACGTACATCGAAACCATCGAGGTCACCAGCCAGCTAAGAGATCCCGAGGGAGTACTCCTCCCATCGCCTCTGCAGCTGACAGACGAGGTCATGCCATGAGCCTAGACGATCTGATTGCTCTCACCATCGACGCCCAGACCACGTCTCCCTCGCGGGCAGGCTTTGGCACGCCGCTGATCCTCGCCTATCACACGGCGTGGGTCAGCGATCTCGTGCGGGAGTATGGAGACCTGGCCGAGATGGTAGCTGACGGTTTCCTCGTCACCGATTCGGCGTATCTGATCGCCCAGTCGATCGTCTCGCAGAACCCCAAGCCGAGTTCGTTCAAGGTCGGTCGGCGCACGACGGCGCCCTCCACCAAGACCTATCGGTTGACGCCGACGGACACCACCGAGGACTTCGTCTACACGATCAACGTCTTTGGAACGGCGATCACCTACACGGTGCTGGCGGCTGCGACTGTGGCGTCGATCGTGACAGCGATGCAGGCGCTGATCGACGCGATCGTGGGCATCTCATGCTCCGATGACACAACCCATTTGACCGTGACCAACGACACGGCCGGCGAGAACATCCGCATCTTCGGCAAGAGCCGCGCGCTGCTGCTCGAGGACCTGACGGCAGATGCTGGCATCGTCGCTGAGCTCACAGCCGTTATCGCCGAAGACGATGACTGGTATGCGCTGCTGATCGACTCACAGAGCTCGGCGGAGATCCTCGCAGCCGCGGTGAACATGGAGACCCGTAAAAAGATCTTCCTGGCCGACACAGCGGACGACATCGCCTACGACCCAGGCTCCACGACCGACGTGATGTACCTGGCCAACGCTGCGGGCTACACGCGCACAGCGATCGCCTACCACTCCGACACCGGTGCCTTCATGGCAGCCGCGTGGCTCGGTGACCGGTTGCCGCAGGACCCGGGCAAGGCCACCTGGAAGTTCAAGAACCTGGCGGGCATCGCGTTCGACGCCCTGCGCACCGGCGATCGCAGCGCGATGGATGCCAAGAAGGGCAACTACTACTATCGGATCGGCACGAGCATCTTCACCGGCGAGGGCTGGACGGCTTCGGGCGAGTACATCGACATCGTTCGCGGTATCGATTGGCTCGGCGTGCGAATCCAGGAGGACGTGTTCGCCGATCTGCTCGGCAACCAGAAGATCCCCTACACCGACAAGGGGATCAACGGTGTCGCCGAGACGATCCATGCGCGCTTGCGCAACGCGATCACCGTTGGCCTGCTGGCGGAAGATCCTGCGCCGACCGTCACTCCGCCACTGGTCGCCGACATCCTGACGGCCGAGAAGGCTGTGCGCAACGTGCCAGGCATCCTCTTCACGGGGACCCTGGCCGGAGCTGTCCACAGTCTGTCAATCGCTGGAACCCTGACCCTGTAAAGCGGTCTGTCCGCAACTAGGAGAGAGCTCGATGGGCCTGAAAATCTACGACGCCAACGAGATCATGATCAACTTCGCGGGCCAGCCACTGGATGGGGGCTTCGCCGATGGCGAGTTCGTTCGCATCGAGGGTGAGGACTTCTTCACGGACGTCGCAGGCACCGACGGCGAGGTCTCGCGCAGCAAGTCCAACGACAAGCGCGCGACGATCACGGTCCTGCTGATGCAGACCAGCGATGGTAACGACGTCCTCAACGCTATCCACGAGGCCGACCGCATCGCCCCGAACGGTGCTGGCGTCGCTCCACTGGTGGTCAAGGACCTGCAGGGCAACTCCCTGCACTTGGCACCAGAGGCGTGGATCACGAAGAAGCCGGACGTCAGCTACGATCGCGAAGCGACGCCACGAGAGTGGGTCTTCCGCTGCGCCGAGCTCGAGAACCACGTAGGCGGCAACTAAGCTCCTCACCGTCTCCCGCCTCGCCCTCCTTGCGTTTTTGCTCTCCGATTGCCAAAGTTGGTTTGCCCAGAAGCTCCTCGGCTGCTGAGCACCGGCCCCTCCGGCTCTAGCGGGTTGGAGGGGCCATCTTTGTCGAGGAGCAAAGCCGAGGAGAAACCAATGCCACTGGACACGAAAGAGATCGCTATCGGCGACAACACCTATCGGATCAGCACGCTGCCGTTCACCAAGGGACGGCAGCTCGTGCGCTTCGCAGCCAAGATCGCTGCAGCCATGGCCAAGGGGGTCCGTGGCGGCGAACTGATGAAGGGCGGCGAGGTCAACCTTGAGGCGCTCGGCTTCGCCGACCTTGGCGCAGTCCTGGCCGGAGCGCTCGAGGTTCTGACAGACGACGAGATGGAGCGGATCACCAACCTGATCGCCAAGCACTCCGAGCTAAAGCAGATCGGAGACAAGGGAACGGCCTGGCCCCGAGTCGACACGATCATGGACACCCACTTCGCTGGGAACATCGGCGAGTGGGCCATGTGGGTCTTCGAGAACGTGAAGGTCAACGTGGGGGATTTTTTGTCTTTGACGCGAGGGCTCGTGTCAGGTCTCGCGCGAAGCACCCCGACTCCGTCCCCCTCCACATCCCCGACGGAGTAGACTTCGAGGTCTGGTCGATCGTCTCACACCCGCGATTTCATGTGTCTCCGTCTGAAATCTGGAACAAGTGGTCGGTCTTCGATGTGTGGCAGGCACACGCTGTGATGGCTGCCTACGACGACGCCGATGCTCGAGCAGCAAAAAAGCGTTAAGGTGAGTCATGGCCCTTCGCGAGATCCTCGCCATCTTTGGCTTCAAGGTCGACGACAAGCAGATCAAAGAGGCCGACAAATCCGTCAACGGCCTGCTCGACACCGTGCGCAGGGCCGCGCCAGTCGTTGCTGCAGCGTTCGCCGGTAAGATCCTCGCGAACTTCACGTCCGAAGCGATCAAGATGGGCGACGAGGTTGGCAAGAGCGCCTCACAGCTGGGCCTCACAGCCGACCAATTACAGCGCTTGCGGTTCGCCGCGGACCGGGCTGGGATCGATTCTCAGGCATTCACGCAATCGCTGATGCGACTCCAGCGGGCCTCTGCCGATGCGGCGAACGGAAACAAGACATATGGCGACGAGTTCAAGCGCCTAGGCGTCAAGGTCCGAGACAGCAAGGGAGAGCTGAAGGACGCCGAGACCCTCCTGCTCGAGCTCGCCGACGGCACCAAGGGCATCCAGAATCCGACGCAGCGCACAGCGACTCTCATGACGATCATGGGGAGGTCGGGCGCGAAGATGGCACCGCTTTTCAGCAAGGGCGCTGCTGGCGTTAAGGAGATGTTCGAGCGCTTCAAAGAGCTCGGCGGAGGGCTGTCCCCCGACTTCACTGGCAAGGCCGAGGTGGCACAGGACGCGATCACCGACTATGGCGTGGCTTCGCTGTCGCTGAAGAGCAAGTTGGCCGAGTCGCTGCTCCCTGCCGTCACTGCCGTCACCAACGCCCTGGCCGCCGGCGTTTCATGGGTGGCCAAGAACCGAAAGGCGATGCTTGCTCTCAAGACGTCGCTGGTGATCCTCGGCGCGGCCATTACCTTCTTCGCTGGCAAGGCCATCTTTGCGTTCGCAGCCATCGCAGCCGCACAGCTGAAGGCCGTGGCAATCAGTGCCATAGCTGCGGCACAGTTCGCGGCTGCCTGGCTGATCGCCCTGGCGCCGATCCTGATCCCCCTCGGCATCATCCTCGCCGGCATTGCCGCGATCGTGCTGCTGGTCGAGGACTTCCTCGTGTTCATGCGGGGCGGCAAGAGCGTGATCGGCGAGTTCATCAACGAGCTCGGCCTGCTCGGAATCACGGGCAGGGATGTGATGACGGCGCTGAAGATGCTCACGGCCGACTGGATCGACATCTGGAAGTCGCTGCCGGCGAACCTGAAGCTGATCTGGCTTTCGATCGTCGAGTTCGGCAATCAGATCGCGAAGTGGTTCAAGGACCTCTTCCTCGGCATCGTCAACACCATCTCGAGCGCTGTGGACGCCATCATTGCCCGGTTGCGAAGCGCTGCTGGGGCAGTGGGCGCAGTTGCCGGGAAGGTCGGGCGGTTCTTGGGCATCACTGACGCGGCCCCAGAAACGGGCGTGAGGGGCGCAGCGCAAGCCACGACCACGAGGACCGAGCGCTTCGCCGTCTCGCCCCAGGCTGGCAACGTCAGAAACACGACGGTCAACGGCGGATCCAACACGGTCAACATCAACGGGGCAACCGACGCCGAGGCAGTGGCGCAACGGACCAAGGCTATCCTCGATGAGGCAAGGGCCAACGACTATCGCGTCGCGCTGCGCGCTGTCACGCAGGGGGGATAGATGGCTGTCATTGCCTACGAGCTCGAGGGACCTGCCCAGACTCCTGGCGCGCTGCTCGCTTTCTTGGAGTTCGATGCGACGATCACCGAGGGGCATGCCTCGAGCGTGCGGATCACCGACCACCCGGTGGAGGATGGGTCAAATGTCTCCGACCACGTGCGGTCTGACCCGGAGCGGTTGGTGCTTGAGGTACACGTCACGAACACCCCCGTGCGGTTCCCGCCGAACGTGATGGTCTCGCAGAACACCGCCTACAACTCCGTCAACAAGCTCGCCGACGAGCGTGAGGCTTACCGTGCGCGCACCAAGGGCTCGCCGACCGGATCCCTCCAGCCACTAACGCTGAAGGTCCCGACGGCCAAGCATCGCCTCGGGGGGCCACAGGTGACCTCGGGGTTCTCGGCAACCAGGCTCCTCGGCCTACGGATCCCTGGCATCAAGCCGACCGCGACGCCGTCACCGATCTCCCCTGGCGTCACGCAGTTCCTCCAAGCGCGCACGTTGCAGTTCGACGCCGAATTCGATCGCGTGCACGACATCTACGAGGAGTTGATTCGCCTGATGAACGCCGGCGTCGTGGTTCGCGTGCTGACCTACATGCGCGACTACACCAACATGACGATCCGCACGGTCGACACAACGCGCGTTGGCGCTTCGGGCAGTGGCGCAGCGTTCCAGGTGACCCTGCAGCAGATCCGGATCGTCGACAGCGAGACCGTCAGCTTCCCAGAGTCACTGCGTCGCAAGCGTAAGAAGCTTGGAGGCAAGGCCACCACGAAGCCCACAGCGAACGAGACAGCCAAGGTCGAAACCTCGTGGCTCTCATCAATCACCGGACTAGGGAGCGTGGTGCCATGGCGATCGAGATAGTCCCGACCAGCACGACGGAGACAAACTACGCGCAGCGGGTGTCACTCGACGGTCGAGACTTCATCCTCACGTTCCAGTTCAA